AAGGAACGCACCCTCGTCCGTCGCCAAATCGGTACAGCTTGTTAAAATCAAGCAACATTTTCAAGTAGCCGCCACGGATAGCCACGAACGGGCCATCCAGTACGGCAACCTCGTGCATACCGGTGACCGACATTGTACCGGCCACTCGACGGCTCATCAAGCTATCGTTGATGGACTACTCGCTATACATGCCGTACGTCTCCGGACAGCGCTTCCAAGTGCCGTCCGGCAACACGTAGCCATATCCGAACGCTCCTACAGCGCCATATTCTTGGGGGACCTGGTTCAGCTTTCTCAAGAATGCCTGGTCATACACTACCGACGACGAATGAGCCAAGACAATCCACGACGGAGTCTTCTTTGCGCCGTACCGGACAGCTCGTTTAGCCGCCCTGGCGATATTAAGGAACACGGACATCTGTGCGTGTTTCTTCCTGGCCATCGCCAGTGGCGCATCCGACGAAAAAAGCACAACCTCGCGGAATTCGCCTTCCACATGTTTCTTGTACATGGTAGGCGCATTGCTACCAGCACGACGCCTATAGATAATCGAAATGACTAGCGGTATGTTACTATGGCGGATCATCACATTAGCCGACAGCTTCACCGACTTCCGTTCCTCGATACCGAGAAGACGGCGCAACTGGTTACGCTCGGCCTCTTCCTGGCTGGCAAGTCGACCGACTTCACGACGATGATGTTCCGACCGCAGTTCCATTTCCATCATGGCAGCCTTCAATGCAACTTCAAGGTCGTCTATCTGCGGTTTTTCGTACACGATATACTTGTCATTTTCCTTTCGAGTACGCACTCCCTTCTTGGTAGCGCGTTTTTCCTTCGCCCTCAACTTGCGATAATTCGTCTTGTCGAGGGCATCCATGTGATTCTTCCGGTAATCGGAAACTTCCATCGATTCGTCAACCCCGGCTCCGGACTCAACAATAGCGTCAACGTCCTCTTGCAAGAAGCCGTACATGGGATATCCGGGACGGCCCTTGGCTCGTTCCTCGGCCATCCATTCAGCATACTGTTCAGGCGTCACAATTATCTTCGGCGATCCTTGCTTACCATAGTTATACGCCTTGTTCGGGCACACCACACGACACTTACCGGCAACCAGTTCGGCAATCCACCGGTCACTCTTGCCGTACTTGTTCTTTATGTTCCTACGCGTATAGAAGTTACGTCCGGTACCATAAAACCTGAGCTGGTTGAGACCATCATAGACCTTGTCCAGTTCAGCCTTGTCGTAGAAATTATAGAAACGGCGACCCTTTTTCAGCTTTTCCGGTTTCAGTACACCCATCTTGGTCAGCTGCATCAAGTACCTAGTACTCATGCTCATGTACACTGCCGCCATCTTTGTCGTCAGTCGATCTGGCAGAGGCTTCTCCCTAACAAGGGCTACGGCTCTATACTTGGCACCGTCCAGACTGCGATTGATGTACGATATAATCTGCTCGTTGGTCATCCAACGATACCGCTTGCTCCCACGCTTATCTATACGATAGACAACATCGGCCCGTCCCATTCGAATGGCATATCTAAGTGACCCAGGAGCAATTCCAATGAACGTAGCGCTATCTACAACGCTCAACGTCTTCGGCAGATGCGAATACCACTTGGACGGAACATAATTCTTCAAGAACCACTCATAGTCTCGCCAGTAGACAAACTTCCCGTAATCATCTGATGGCTGTACCTTAATCAAGCCCCTTTTCACCATGCGCAAGTAAGTACTTGAATGTATGCCTAGATCGGCGATAATCTCGCACGGTCTCCACTTTGCCGCCGGATACTTCATGGCGCGCTGGTGCATCCCATGCGAGTCGAGCTTCTTTATGCAAGAATCCAAATGATATTGCTTCACGCCCTTGAATGTTACCTTGAACGGGATATCGTCAAAAAACTTCATCTTCCGCAACTCTTCTATGGTGCGGTTAGCTTCCCTGGCTATATAGCGAACGGAAACGTACTCATTCTGACCCATTCTCCGAAGTCGTTCAAGCATTAGAAAAATACCTCCAGCTTCTTCTTCGCGGCAATCTTCTCCAACATCTGTCTACGTTGTTCCCTCTGCTCCGCCTTCTTACGCTCGGCCATATCTCCGGACGAAAGCGCGAACAAAATGGTGGCGCCCTCGGGAGGACGACACCTACCAGACACGAAATTCGGATCAACGAACCCACTGGCGTCAACCGGCATCTCACCAGACAGAACCGCCCCGTTCACGTCCTTCTCGTGTATACCGCTCCAGTCAAACCAGTTATATCCCTTCTTCACGGAATCCAGTCTGGCCAGCTCGCCGGCCTTGTCGTTGTCCCAGATGACCGTACAGTTGGACTTGTATTTCTCTATATCTGGATTATCCGCTATGACCTCATCGAAATGGGATATGCCGCCTATGGCTATCGAATTGCGAATGAACGTTGAATCTATAGTTCCTTCCAGTATGTAGAACGGCTGTGTAAAATCAACAAAGTCGATATTGTACGCTTGACGCTTTACTCCCTCGAAGTTCCGGTAACGCAAGGGGTTGTCCGGGTCCAGCGCACGAGCGTCAAACTGCCCCCACTTTCCACCATATCGGTAAAATGGGATAATGACACGATTGCGGAACTCGTTTCCCTCTGGAACACCCTTTTCGTTCAGCACCAACGCTCCAATTGCGTCGTGCTTCAAAAACTGCTCGCCTTCTTGGCATACGAACCACTTGCTATACACTTCATTGCGTATGCGACGATTCTTGCAGAACTCCACGGCCTTCTCAGCCAACGGATGGTGATCTTGAAGGGACACCAGTTCCCCGTCGGCGAACGGAAGTTCCGCCTTGCGCTTATTGGCCAGTTCCTCCTCGGCCTTCCGTTGCGCTTCTCGTTCTTCCTTATCGCTATCATCGAAGCCGTACAGAAGTATGCGGCCATACGCGGCATCGTCATTTTCCTTCAAATACTTCATTATGTGCTGGCTTATGCCGCACTTGAAACACTTGAATAGCCAAGTGTCCTTATATACATACGCCTTTTTCTTGTTTGGACGATTCATGTCGCCACAAAATGGGCACACGAAGTTATAGAACCCGGCCTTGCGCTCCATCGCATACTGGCCGAATTGAGATTCCACCGCCTCTTCAAGAATAGCGTCAGGTATGTTCTCGTAGGAAAACGCCATATCAAAATCTCAAAAAGTGGGCGCCCGGTTTAACGCGAGCGCCCATCCGTTCCAATTAAAAGTGAGACATACTAGAACGGAAGATCATCGTCGTCGTCACCGGCGGGAAGGTCGTTAGCCATGGACTGCGCCGGCTGAGCCTTCGTAGCGGTCTTGTGGGCGGCAGCCTTCTTGTCGGCGAAACTCATGAGTTCGTCGTCGGAGTCGGCTTCCGGTTCTGCCGGTGCCGTCTGTTCGGCGGATTCGCCGAGGAATTCGGACGCGGCGACCTTGGTCGTCTTAGGTGTAGCGTAGTTCGGGTTCGGAGCGGCGCCAAAGCTGGCTGCGGCCTGGGTATCACCACCCTGGGCAGAGTAGTTGGCAGACTTCTCCACGAACTCGCGCCACTTGGCTGCGGCCATTTCCTCGGTCGGCACGTCGGCGAGGTACTTCTTGAGATCGTGACAGCCGTCGAGGATCTCGAGCATCTCTTCCTTGGTGTCGGCGAGCGGAGTAGCGTCCTGAACGTATTCGGAACCGTCGTAAGACGTCATCTTCTTCACTGCATCCCAGGTCACGATGACACCGAAGTCGACACCCTTGGTCGGGGAGTGCGGGAGGAAGTGACGCTTTTCCTTCTTGAGCTTGGCAAGGGCGCCCTTGGCCGGAGCTGCGTTGGCGTTCTTGGCCTCGTTGTCGACGCTGTCGTCGAACGGAGCACGAAGCGTACGTTCCATAGCATCGCTATGACGCCATACGAGCACCTTGCCGTTGTTGGCGGACTTGTTGTCGTCTTCACGGACGAGGATATTGGTGAACCATTCCGGACGGGAACCCATGTCCGACCACACCTTCAGCTGGGGAGAACCCTTCTGGTAGGTCTTGGCGAGTTCGTTGTAGCGGTCCCACACCGCGCGGCAGATGGGGCAGTCCTGACCCGGAGTGTTGCGGGCGCACTTCACTTCCATGCGCACGCCGTTAAGCTTAAGATGGTGGAAGAGAACCTTCACGCTCGGATACGTCTTGTTCTTGGCACCTTCCACGCCCTGGGGCAGAAGGCGGACGATCGCGCTGTAGCTTGGGTTCTTGGGGCTCACGCTGGGTTTCCAGCGGATAGGATCAACGGCGCCGTTGGCGCTAGTAGCCTCTTCGAGGTTGCTGACGCTGTCGATGTCGAGGAAGTCGAGATCATTGTTAGTTGCCATGGGATTACTCCTTGATTAACTTGGTTACTTGGATGTTTGGTTTCGCAGTTTTGTGTAGCTGGTCTGCCAACAGCTGAAATGTTAGAAATAAGAAATTTGAATTGCAAACTGGTGATTTTGACTATTTTTCGGCATTTTTGTACGTTATGGCAGCCACGGCCTCACTCCTCTTGAGGGCCTTGTCCACCTGTTCCTCGAGATTGTCCGGCAACTCGAAGTCGAGATCGTCCACATGGGCGTCCTTCAGTGCCGAAGCGACCTCGTCCATGAGGGAATCGAAATCCCACGTGAGTTGCTGGGAAATTACATTGTTGATCACGCAAAGGTCGGAGAACTTGGCCGCGTCACCGACGAGCTTCTCGTTTTCCACCGTCTCCGCGTTGTTGGGATCGTAGTCGTCCGAGATATGGAGCACGCCATCCTCGTCGGCTGTCATTATCTTGGCAAGATCCTTGTCATCAAGGGCGCGGGCTTCCTTCGTTTCCTCGTCGTCACGGGCAAACTCATCAGCCTTCTGCATGTAGCTCTTGCCGATGAATATGTTGCGCTTCTGGACAGTGGCCAGCCACTTCTTGTAAGCCGGAGTCTCCACCAGTACGCCAGTACCGGCACCACCGTTCTCGGTACTGCCTACATTCATTATGGCCTTGGTGAATTCCTCGCTGTCCTTCTTGACCTTATCGCTGTAAGCCTTGGCGTCTTCCGCCTGCTTGTCCACGACAGCCTTGTACTGCTGACCCATCTTAAACTTAGACATAACACACCTTAATCACACAAACCTTCGAGAATAAACGCTTCTTCTTCTGGGTCTTCCTCGGTAAGTTTATCAATATATTCTTGCGAAAGATTCATGGTTTCAGCCATTTCGGACTCCATTTCCGTACGTACAGAAGCATGCTCGATGTCATTTTCCGTCACATGCAGTCCCTGTTCCTTCGCGACGAGCAGCTTGATATCCATGTCAAGCATCCCGGCCAGCTTGTTGGCGTCCACCATTGTCTCCAACGCCACCAGCAACTGCATCATGCCGAAATCCTTCTTGCAGAACCGATTGTACATCCACCATAGGCCGGCATTGATCTTTTCGCTATACTTCTTCAAAGAAGCCTCCGGCATAGTAAGGACGATGCACGCATCGTCATCGAATCGTTGCGTGTTGAGGTATGCATTGAAAATTTCAAGTATAGACGATGGCTTGGTATCCTTCAAAACCATGGATTCGAGGTTGACAGTCTGTTCCTCGTCGTCTTTCAAGTATGCCGATATGTCTGACATGGCCAAAACCAGTTTCTTTTAACCAGAAACTACATCAAAACTGGTTAGTTATATCCATCAGTGCGGCTACAGACTCCTTTTTCGACGAGTCAAGCTTCTGGCGCACTATGCCACCCTTACCGGGAACTCTAGCCGGCTGAGCACCAGCGGCCTCATTCATCATCATAACCCTGGTACGTTCGTCGGCCTCCGCGGCTATATCCTCCTGTGTTGCGTCATACCACCGCATTGTCGCGAAATCGTACTTGGTATAGAAAGCAACCTCGTTCTCGCCGAAACGGTTCTTCTTGATGAAATTGGCATACATGTTCAACTTCTTCAATATGTCGTCGCGAGTGATGGTAACCATGATATCGGCGGTCTCGGCAAACCCAGCCGAACCCGATACCGATTCCAGACCGGCGTCAAGGCGCGAATAGCCGGTACGATTGAACTGCACGGCGGAAATGCCGACCATGTTGCGGTCGATGCACATTTCACGTATCTGCTCGGCCTTCTCCTGACCATCCAGATACATGCTCTCCATGCTACGCTGGCTACGGTTTGGTTTCATGATGCCGATATAGTCGATCACCAGCACGTCTGGCATCTTCTTGTGCAATGAATAGAACTGATCTATCATGCTCTCGATTTCAGCCGGCGTAGTCGTAGTCTTCATACGCTTTACTTTCAGAGTACCGAGCCGTTCCGCTTCCGGTGCCTTAGTATTCTGGATCAAATCTCGGCATTCATCCACAGTAAGGTCGCAGACCTCATACTGGGGGACACCAGTGAGGTTTGCCGCCAGACGGCGCCATACGTACTCCTCGGACAACTCCAGACTGATATAGAGAACGTCATAGCCGTAGCGGATGAATCCGCAACTCTCGGACCCCATCACCAGCGACTTACCCACGTTAGGCTGTCCCACAAAGAGGGTCATAGTCTTTCTCGGGTAACCACCGGATGTAGGATCAGACTTGTCCTGAGCAGTATAGAGGTTGAGCATACCGATGGATGAACGGATCGGATGCGACATTTCCTTCAGACGGCGCTGGGCTTCCTCAATATCCTCGACCAAGTCGAGGCCGAGACTAAGGTGCATACTGAAATTGAGCCTATCCTTCAAGACAGGAAGAAGGTCTCTAACGGAGTCGAGTCGGTTCTCGTATATGGCGGTAGCCGCTTGCCTGAGGACGTCCTCGGCCATACGCTCCTGATAATACCCCTCAAGAAGGTTAACCAGGAAATCCGGTTTCATGTACTGGATTTCGGAATTGCATATGACTATCAGTTTCTGCCGGGCTTCCTCGCTCACACCACTATTTCCCAAGCCGACAATAAGCTCTTGCGCAGTAGGACGCCGATTATACTTCTTGATGAACTTTCTCACAATGGAGACTATAGTCTTGTTAGTCGCATCGACATACAGCTTGTCGTCAAGAAACGGAAGCATCTTCGGCGCCAGCGTAGGGTCGAGGAAATATGTACGGAGGACGATATCCTCACGCGTCAGGTCGTAAACTTGGGCCATAATGGTAAACTCAGGAAAAAGGGGGTTAACTCACCCCCTATAATCTACTTCTCGTCGTCGGATATCGCGCCAGCCAGGTCATCGGAAAGAATCTTCTTCTCCGCCTTGGTCTTGGCGGCGGACTTCTTCTCGGCCTGCTTTACTTCCTCTTCGTCGATATCGACGCCCTCGTCGTCACTGCGGAGCTTGGGCGGACGGAACTTGTAGGCGGTCTTCACATACTCGTTAATCTCATTGAGGATAGTACCTAGACCGTTCTTCGTAGTAAGCATGCCTACCGTACCTACGAACCATTGGCTCGGGTCCTTCTTCGGATCCTTGATGACGTAGCAGTCCTTCTGCGTAGTCTTTCCGTTCTTGTCCTTCGGCTTGGCAAGGTCTGGGAACTTTTCCGCGCTATACTTCTCCACAAGATCCGCATTCTCAGCCAATTCCTGGAGGCCATAGTACTTGTTGAGACCCTGGTCATAGTCGAGGTAGATCTTGCAAGAGAGGTTCTGCTTCACGAGACGGCTCTTGGTAACTGAAGCGCGAAGGACGACACCAGTGACGTCGCCATCCTTGCCTTCCTTGGCAAGAGTCTTGTGGAGGCTGAGAATGATAGACGCGCTGAACTTGGCGCCTTCACCACCGGCAATCTTCTGCGGGTTGCCGTACATCGTGCCCGGATCGAGATAGATGTGGTTCGTAATGAACATCGGGATGCCAAGGTTCGCACAACGGTTGGTAATACTGCGGTACATGCCGGCGAGCATCTTTGCCTTGGTCATATCCTGCTTGATTTCGCCCTTCGTTGCATCGTCGATGGCCTTGTTGGTGGACAGGTTACCCTGGGAGTCCAGAATGATAGCCACCTTGTGCTTCAGCTGGATGCTGGTGCCACGGTCTTCCTCGAGCTGGTCGATGACGCCGTTCACCGAAATAAAGAATTCTTCGACGGTGGTCGGGTCCTTGATAAGGCGGTACTGACCAGGAATGAAGCCATTCTGCTCTTCCAAGTCTTCTTCAGTGCATTCACCTTCTGTATCGTAGTAGAAAATGTAGTAGCCGAGCTTCTGTAGCTGGGCGCCGAAGTTGTTCTTGCCAATGTAAGATTTACCAGAACCCTGCTCACCGGCGACCATGATGAATCGGTTGAGCGGGAATCCGCCGAACAGGTCTCCACACAACAATGCGTTGAACGCATAGGAACCGGTGTCGCAGAACCCGTATGACGGGTGGCGGATCTGCTTGTCCGCGAAACGGTCACGGACTTTGATCTTGTTAAGGAATGCGAATGAATCGTCTGCTACTGATGTTTTCTTTGCCATAATGCGGCCTCTTATTTTTATTGTGATTAAAGGTAGTTAGGAACAATTTGAATTGCAAATTAGCGTAGAAACACTTGTTTTGGGGCATTTTTCGGGGGTAACGACAGCAAGTCGAGACCCCCTTCAAGGGTCTCCCATGCGTCTGACAGTGACATGATGGGGGTTAGGAATACATCTACCTTGTCGAACGTGACCTTCGTCCACCGGAACTTCATGTCCTTGATCTTCAACGGCCTACGCGTGACAATTATATATGGTTTAAAATCGTTCAGCTTCTGAGCGTCATAAGTACCCTCGAGACCGAGTATGTCCAGTACGGCGCAGTTGTCGACCACATTTTTGATCTTCACCGTGGGCGGCTCCGGCTTGCACTCGACATATACCAAGGTCTTCAGGTCCTGGCGTGACTTGGGGAAGAACCCTTTCCTCGGGTCGCGCACGATTGCCAGATACTCGCCGAGGTCGAAATAGCCGACTAGCTGTCGGTGTCTAGGCATATTGTAGCTGGTGTATACGTACCTGGCAATCACCGGCTCGTACAGCTTGCCGTTGTTGTCGCCAAGGCTAGTCATCAAGCCATATATGCCCTTCAAGTCCTTCTTCCCGTATTCCTTCAATGAAAACGAACGGTTGACGCTGTCATATACCGACTTGTTCGATGACCTGAACTTGGATACAAATATATGCCCGTTCATCTCTACACGGGAATCCGGTGGAAAATAGTTCAACGCGCGGGCGAAATCTTCCGGACTGCACGTGTCCAGCCGAACCGAATCATTAACTACATGAAGGTCTACCGTACGCCCACGAAGCCTGACCGACGGCATACTGACCCCGTTCCGGTTAACGTACGGCTCGTTCAGAATCTCCACATGGGAAGATATCCGTCCGTTCTCGACCATGCCGAACTCATTTGCAACCGACATATAATCAGTAGCGTAGTTACCCACGTAGACTAGCTGACGATCGCCGACAAGCTGCACAAGCATCACTTAACCACCTTCCCGCGGTTCTTGAACGGCAACTGGATCGTCTCGGTATTTCCGGACGGAAGCACCACGCAGAGCAACAGGAAATACCTGTTCTCGCTGTCATCGAACTCGCACGAAC